AAGACGCCCTACGCGAAGTGGCCGAACAGCAAGAATCTATTTTGTGACGCCTTGCGGGATGTCGGTGGCATGAAAAAATTACTTCCGCCGCTACCTATCGCAAGGATAGAAAAAACCCACAAATACATTTGGGAACCCACGGGCGAACAGCTTGCATTTTCAACAACTCAAGTTTGTAATACAAAAACGCCTGAACAATTAGAAAACATTGAACGCTATCGCCATAAATGGCAACCACGGGGCGAAACAGCGCATTATGCTTTGCAACAGCGGATGCTAGGCAACGATAAAATCGAAATGGGCGATTATGAAGATTGGATTAAACCTTTGATGGATTTGGAACTGTGGGAAGATTTCGAGCCGTGGGCGGTTGAATATATGCTTTGCGATCTTGAAAAATCTGTCGGCGGTCAACTTGATCTTCTGGGCTACGATAATAAATCTCAAAAACTTATGTTGATTGATTTAAAAACACAATCGCAGAAGTACGCCAAGCCTTATTCAACAGATGCGCAAATGGGAAGCTATCTTGAAGCGCTTGCTGAACATCACAAAATCATTCCTGATGTATGCAAAACAATTTGGGCTAGACCGAATAGATGTATTGTTGGCGAAGATCAACATACGATTGATTGCGCTTATGCTTGGTCGCAGGCGTGGAAAAGATTTGATTCTGAACAAGGAGGATTTTAAATGAATGATGAAGAAATAAAAGAATTAATTGATGAATATAAAAAATTTAAGACTTTCTTACAAGTTGATCGAAGTTTACAAAAACAAGGCGTATGGGGTTTTATCCCTTCTGAAAATCTTCCTTCAGTTTATAAATTTGTTAAAACTTTTGAACAAAAATTTTTGATTGAAAATGAAAGAACTTGAATTTCGTGTTGTAGGTTTACCCGCGCCGCAGGGTTCAAAAACTTTGACAAGATATGGCGGATTAATGGAATCAAGCAAAAGGGTTAAGCCGTGGCGTCAGGATATTATTCACGCGGCGCTTGAAGCGTTTGCAGGCAACCCGTTTAATGAACCCGTGCAAGTTTCTATTGAATTTATAATGCCGCGCCCTAAAAGCCATTTTGGAACGGGTAAAAATGCAGAAATATTAAAAAATAGCGCGCCTTTTTTCTGCACTAGCAAAATAACAGGGGATGTTGATAAATTAACGCGCAGTACTCTTGATGCCCTATCTGTAACATCTGGCGGAACTGTTCTTGCTGATGATTCTCTTGTTGTTTGTTTGCAGGCTTTAAAACGCTATGCAAAACGATTTGAACACATTGGCGCAAATATAAATATAAAAACTTTTGACAAACCTGAATAAATTGGTAGACTAAAAGAGTCAGTTGCTTGCTGACATTGAAGCAAAGGAAGTTGTAAGTATAGTCTTTTGACCTCTGCCGTTACAAAGAGCCTTTGCTTCTTTAAAATTATTTACGGATTATGGAAAACCAAACAAAACCAATCGAAATCCCAAATCTGGGCGGTCTTATTACAGAAGACGATATTTATTACAAAGGCAAAGTTCCTTATTGCTCTTGGGCTAAGACAGCGCAAAGAATTAGAGAACACGCGCCAAACTGGTTCTTTGCTTTAGAACCTGACCCAAACGGCCAACTTGTTTGGATGGCTCCCGACAATACTGGTTATTTGATGGGCTATTTTAAAAACATTGAAACAGGAATACAATTGCCCTTTTACCCTTATGCGGTTACAGGCTACGGAAACAAAGCTATCGAATACGGGTCAATCTCTACTAATGACATACAAAAAGCGCATCGAAGATGTCTTTGCGCTTGCGCCTGTTACTCTTTCGGCGATGCCTTTGAATTATGGGCGGGTCTTGAAGTAAAACAAGCTAAGAAAGAAGAAGAAGAAGAAGCAAAAGCGCTTGGGTACAAACTTATAGAAAAATCAAAAACAGAAAGTAACGATGTTGTAAGAACACCGACAAAACCGAATCAAGAACCTGACAAAGATTATTTGATACCAAAAGCAATAAATCCTGAAGCAAGAGATTTGATTTGTGATGACATACGAAATTCAGGTCATCAAGAACAAATCTTGAAAGACTTTAAAGAACATTTCAAATTAAAAGTTAAACAAGTACGTCCTGAAAATATTACATTATCTGAACACGGCAGATTTTTGCGCCAAGCTGTTGAAAAGTATAAAGATGATTAATGACCGAAGAACAGGCCACACAATCAGGCGAAGAAGTTATTGCGCAACTTCGATCTCGCCGCAATTCTTATTACAACCGCAACAAATTTTATTTCAGAACCGATGATACGCAAGCCACCCTAATTCGTAAATACTGCGCGAAAAACAAAATTTCGCTTACACAATTATTCGATCAACTTTTAACAAATTTTTTTAATCATGCCTGAATCATTTAAAGCCGCGATGCCCTATCCAATCAAGTTTTCAACAAGTGAAAACGAATATGAAGATCAAGATAGATTTCCACAAAAATTTTCTATGTTTATTCCCTCTGAATCTGTTTCCGCCTTTTGCGAAGAAGTTATGAAAATGGTAGATACTAAACAAAAGAAAGGTAAAGTTTGGGATTATTCAAAAAAAGAAGAAGTCGAAGTCGATGGTATTTATATCAACGCAAAAGCCAAAGAAGGCAGATATGGAATTTTTGGCAATATAAATCTAAACTTTATTGAGCCTAAAGAGGTTGACGAAATACCTTTTTAATTTTCGATTTATCTTCTTCCTTTTCTTTTTTAAGACTTACTTTAATTAGTTCTGTTTCGAGATCGCCAATTTTTGCAATGCAATTTTTGATGATCTCGTCTTTTTGCCAATTTTGCCGCTGATAATTTACAGCTATATCAAGCAAATATTCAAAGTCAGTTATCTCTCCTAACATCCGCGCCTGAATCTCAAGATAAAGTTGATCTTCAAGCGTTTCTGTTATGGTAAGCCAATCATCCCAAGCCATAGCAAGCTGACCTCCTTATATTGAAAATAGGCTTACTTTTGGGGAATTAGTAAGCCCATTTTTTGCAGAGAAGGCATCGACCACCTGACGCCTTACGCCAACCATAACTTAAAGTTATGTTACAGGCCACAACTTTTCTTTAACTAACTTAACGATTTCGTCATCAATGTCAGTTTCTGTGGATTTTGCGTAATCCTCTAAGAGCGAAATTACTAAGGATTTTATCGCATTGGATTTGACGAAGAACTTCAGTATTGGCTTGATAAATCGAATCATTTTTTGTAATATATTCTTTCCAACTCTAGTCAAGTTTGCTAGTTTTAGCAAAAAGGCCACACTATGGAAGAATTAGAAGAAGAAAAACAAAGGCCGAATATTGTTGCAACTTTCGTTCAACTTATCGTTCTTGGTTGGTCTTTGGCCGTCATTTCTTGGTCATACTACAACCCTAATCCCGTCAGGCAAATTGATACGACCTTTGCCGCAGGCTTGCTTTCGGGCGTCCTTACGCAATTTGGGGTTGACTTGAAAAGTAAGAATAATGACAAAAAAAAGTTACAGGGTAAAGTTAATATAGTAGACAATAAAAACTCGAAAGTAGGTATCAAATGAAAAAATTACTTCCTATTTTATTTTTGCTTCCTTTGCCATTGCAGGCGGGCTATGTCCACAAAATAACGGCATCGGCTCAGGGTGTTGTTGATGGTAGCTATTCGCAGGCAAAACGGATTGGTTCAACCTATTCAATGAGTTCGACAGGAATTACCGCGGGAACAATGGGGCATTTAGATTCGCCCGCATTAGACAATAGTTCAGTATTGACAGGCGTGGCCGCTACACACGGAACAGGGTCTTACACCCAAACTACAGCCGGCGCCGCAACAAGTTTTTCAGAATCATTTATTCAAGGGGATGCGGTAGTAACAACAGCAAGTGTTTCTTCTGGCGTTGTTTCTTCTTTACCAGTAACAGGCGACACAATCACATATTCAGGCGGGTCTAGTTCAGGACAATCAATAGGTATAACTTCAGTTGCAGGCGGAACTATAACATTAAGCCCCGGTGCGGCGGGTTCAAGCGTAACAGGTTCAATTACAAGTTCAATCGAAATCGAATAATGCGGCGCTTATTTATAAGCCTTTTTTTATTAACCAGTTCGCCCTGTTTTGCTATTCCTGTTATTCCAAATTTTTCAGCCGGAAGTTCTATATCTCGAACGACCAGTTCTCAAAGTACGCGAGAAATTATTCAGTCATATTCTTATTCTACGGGGTATCAATATACATCTGGGGGTTCTAACATCGAAGCGGTCACGGCAGGCGGTACAATCAGCCCTGAAGCGATTGCAGGGGCAACACAAACAATTAACGGCGTAACATCAACAACAACAGGAATTAATTTGACTACAAAACCACAATGGAAGCAATCAACGGCAGGGGCGGCAACGCAATTTCACGAATCGTATATTGGGCCGGGGCTAAATTCTTATGTCCATATAGATCGCACCATTGAAGTCCAATCTGTAACTGAATCAACGTCCACGTTTACGCAATGATAAAAAAATTTAAAATAGCAGGCGCAATATTATTTTTTTCTGTTCAGTTTCCAAGTTACGCTAATACCAATATGACAAATAATCCAGTATCAAATTCTAGTGGTTCGGTCACAAATTTAGGGGTAATGAATATGCCGACAAGACAATTTCAAAATCAAGTCGGATTAAATACAGTTGTCTGTCAATCTGATACTTTAGTCATCCAACCTTTTGTAACTTCATCGGCTTCATTTACAAAACCTTATCAAGATTTTTATCTTGACCCCATATATTCAGTAAAGGATACTGAAGGCGCGACAGATGCAAACGGCGTAACGATAGGCGATGGCGACCCCGACAACCCCGGCCAAATAATCGGATATAAAACAATAAGAACAGCGCAAAAAGATACATATAATATTTCGCCGGGAATCAGTTTATCTTGGAATATTTCACTAGATCGAAAAGCGGTGCGGTTATGCCGCGAAGCGCAACAAAGACAATCAGATTTAATTCAGGCAAGATTAAATGACAATATGTATGCGCTAGAACTCGGACGTTTAAAAACGTGCGGCGAACTTTTATCAAAGGGTTATAATTTCAAAAAATCGTCAAAATATTATAAATTATGCGAAGATGTCCAATTGACAAATCCAAGTAATACTTTGATTAATCATCAACATTCTTTGAAAGAAGTTTCTGTTTCTTCAAACGAGAAGAAGAACTAAATTTTGTACCTGACTTTTTGCCAATAAGTTTTTTTGCACGATTTATTATCTGTTTGAATATTGGCTTAAGAAGTCTAGTCAAAAAAGGCGTAGCAGTTGCGGCGGATGTTGCGACAATTGTTACCACTAGGGTCGTGGCGACCACAGATGACGATGGAAGGTATTTATCGACAAAATCAGTTTTCGCCCATATCTCAACACATTTTCCGTCTATCACTTCAAAACCGACAACCTTTTCTTGCGCTTCTGCATTTCTTACATCGTTTAGCCTGAATTGTTGGTCTTTCGCAGGGCAATCAATTTCTTTTTCTTCGATTACATTATTATCATTATTTTCTTTTGTTTTTGGAATATCTGGCGTTTTTACTTCTGGTATTTCTGGCGCTTCTGTTTTGGTGTTCTGTTTCGGTGTAATTATTTTTGCTGATGGCGAATAATCAGGCGCAAAATAAAATGGCGCCGTGTGATCGCATAAAGCAACATTTCCATCGGGGTCGTTGTTGAAATGATCTTTACCACCCGTCAGAGAATCGCGTACAACAGCGCAAGGTGCATCAATGACAGGAACGCCCATATCAATAGAAACAGGCGTATCAAGGACGATAGGCGGTTCAATATGGATAGGTTCTGGAATATGTATGTTCGGAATATTTATTTCTGGTATTTCCATAAAAAAAAAGGGTTATTTATTAGACCCTATCTACATATCCAGACATCGCCATTTTCATATCTAACGCCGCGATATTCAACTTTTCCTCTTGGTTTTCTAAGTAAAAATCTTGTTCTTTCGTTTCCTTTATGTGTAAAAGTTTCTTGCTCTAAAAGAATCCATGTCATATTGTTCATTCTTCTTGTATCAACTTTACAAGTCTCGAAAGTGATTGTCTTAGTCATTTTGGTTTCCTTGGTTTCTTACATTCCAATTATAATATAATTAAATAAGGTTGTCAACCATTTAAAATGGAATTACGTTGCCTGTTGATTTTGGTAGTTTTGGAACTTCTGGTAAAGTTATTTTATCAATAACTTGTTGAATCATTTTTTCTTTAAAATCATCACTCGTAACCATCATGTAGCCGTAAACCCCTGCGCCCAACATTGACGCGCTGATGATAAAACTTAAAATAGATAATATCTGTGAAATACGAGCCATGATTCGAGAAGCATTTTTGAAAGCATTAGTGCCTGTTACAATTATAACCTTCTGCGGAATCTGTGCATTGGCGCCATTATATGTAACTCTTGGAATGATGACAAGACAAATAGAAAAGGTAAATTAGTCAGAAGTTTCTTCAACTTTTGTTTTTTCTACTTCAACTTGACTAGCTCTATCCTGTAAAATTGCCTGAATTTGAATAAGTCTTGTTGTACATTGTTCATGTACTTTTTTTGCTTGATCAATGTTTTTTATCATTATCTGCATTTCTTGTTCAAGCTCTTCGTTTGTTTTAGCCATAATTAAAATGCAACTCCTGTTGTTTGTACTGGTGTGTTTATTAAATCAATTTCTGCCTTTAAAGATGCTTCGATAGCCGCAACTTCAGTTGAACCAAGTGAATCTTTTACCCATGTAAGCATTGTTGATTCATCAGGTGTTTTTTTTGAAGTGTCAAAAGCTATGAAATCTGAAGGTAACGATTCAGGTTTTGTAAAAACAATTTCGCCTGTACGCCTTGCCTTTTCTTCTGTGCCGTCCATGCCTTTCACGCGATAGACGACATTAGTATAGTAACCATCAGCAATGTCTCTTTTTGAACAAGTGCCATTGATTTCCCACGTACAAGAAATTGCCATAAAAAAAATAATTTATTTTAATTTTAACTTGGTTTTGGATATTTGTCTTTTACGGCTTTTATAGCAGTAAAAAATCCTCCCGAAGTTGTCAAAGTGCCATTCTGTATGTCTTTGAATAATAGGTCAAATTGTTCTCCTAAATCTGGATATATGGTGTCTGTTGTTCCATCAATCCCTGTTCTTTGACGTTGGTAAAGAGTTGTAGAAGCTTCATTATTTAAAGTTGTTCTTGCGGCAGTAACAAGACTATTATCAATTACTATTTCCTTGCCTGTAATATCAAAAACACCTTCGCTATCATCAATTTTTGTAGCGTTGGGATATGCTTTTTTTATTGCATCGTGATCTAAAATCATGCTGAAACCTCCATTAATACTATAGTACTGGCCTGTCTTGATGACCAAGTTTGACTGCTTAAATCTCCACCACTTGCATTTACCCTATAAGTTGATGCTCCCTCTGTAGCGACTGCGACACCGTAAGTTATAGCAGATGTTGTTCCAGCATCATCTAAAAATTGATAAATACATTGTCCGACATTATGTTGATTTCCTCCTCCACTTCTAAAACCAGTTGTTATTGAAGTATAACCGCTTGCACTGTCTCCTAAAATTGGATGCGTAACTGTGCTACCAACTGTTTTTCTTAACACAAAATCAACGTGCGCACCGTTAGCTTCTACGTTACCTGAAATACTGAATTGAACAAGAATTTTGTTTGATGAATTTGAAGGTGTGATTGATTTGCTCATAATTAAAGAGAAATTTGCCGCACCTTGATTTATATTTACAGAATGTGTAGCAGTATCAGTTTTGGTTTGTTGAACTACTTGTAAAATCTTTCCTCCACCACTAACCCCTGTCAGACCAGAGCCATCACCAGAAAAAGCTGTTGCGGTGCAAGTTCCTGAAATTGTAAATCCCCCAGATACTGTCTCCGCTTTCTTTGAACCATTGTGATATAACTCAATTTGTCCACCATTGATACATCTAACCATATTTGTTGTATCATCATTATCTCTAAGAATAATATTAGCGTCAGATAAAAGTTTCATTCCACCGCCATCACTTCGTATTATAAAAGTTCCTGTATCATTATCGATGTAAGAATTTGAGCCATCATGATATATGGTTAAATCCGAGCCAACTCCGAATTGAGCTTTAACATTATCGTTAGATCTATAACCATCAGCATTTGTTGTAAGTTTAACTACATTGTCATGAAATAATTCAGCTGAGCCATTTGCAGTGCCTCTGAAATATTCTTCTCCAGTAGTTGATGCTAATTTTATTGAACTACCTCTAATAGAAAGATCACCTGTGGTATTAACAATTCGTGAATCTGTTCCATTATGGAAGATTTCTAAATCTCCACCAGTTCCAAATTCTGCTTTTGCATTATCAGCAAATTCAAGTTGACTATCTGATTTATCAAAAACTATATTTGCACTATCTCCTGTAAAAGTCATATCTCCACTTAAGGTTAAACCTGTAAGAGTGCCTAAAGAAGTTATGTTTGTTTGTGCCGCCTGTGTAAGAGTAGTTCCCGCTATGACAGTTGATAAAGCTGTTCCAGCAACAGTAATTGCATCAGCTTCAAGAGTTCCGTCAAAGTCTCCGTCAACAGCATCAATATTTCCTACAAAAGTTGTTGCAGTAACATTTCCTGTTACTGACAAGCCAGAAGAAGAAAAACTTCCTCTTGTAGTTCCGCCGCAAGTTACATCGACAGTATCAGCCGCACTTGAAAAAATTCCTGTATTTAGATCATCCCTAAAACCTAAAGCGGGCGCACTTGCAGAGCCATCTTCAAGCGTCAAAGTTCCATCAAGTTGTAATAAAGTTACCCAACCATCGTTAGAACTATTTCTAATTTTTAAAACGCCTTCATTTGTATCCGCCCACCATTGATAAGCGTATTTAGTGGAAGGTTCAGTTGATGATGAATTATTACTTACAATAGCGGCCAAAGCATTGTTCAGGTCTGAACGAAAATTCGCGCCCGTGGCATTATCTAGTACATAATCGTGAGTTGCCATTGCCTACTTATTTTTACTTAAGATTATCATAATTCTAAGAACCGCGCCCAAATCCGACAGCGGTATATCTAAAATTCCTATCAACAAAACTAGAGCCATTTTTCACATCTATATCGAAGCCGCTTCCTGTAATGTTGTGAAGACTGAAAAAATCTCCGCTTTGCATATTTTCAAGAATTATTCCAATTGTCGGAAGATGTGCTGTTGTTGACCCGCCAAGTTCAGAAGTACCCGTGAAATAGGTATTGATGAAGGAAACTGACTTTCGAGAAGTTCCCGAAGCAATAACGGCTGTCGGCGATTCTGTTCTTCTTATTAGATTTGCAGAATATCCAAGTTCTTTAATTAAAATACTTTGTGCAGGGTCATCGCTTGTTAATTCTGCTCTAAATTTAAAACCTCTACCGATAAAAGTTCCATTTGCCATCGGTTCAAATGGTGTGAAATTAGCCCCGTAAGTGCAATTTCCGCTTGTTGTCTGGCTTGTAGTTCCAGTTAATACAAAATCATTTACGCTTCCTGTACTTTGAATTACATATTCGCCATCAATACCTGTTCCGCTTGTGAAATCAACGACAATAACATTTCCCGCTACATAGCCATGATTTGCTTTCGTAACAGTAATTGTTGTTCCTGATTGTGCGTAAGTTGCCGAAACTGACAAATCAGGGTCTAAATCTGTTATCGCAACAAGTAATTTTGCGTTTGTATCAAAGGCCGTTTGCGCGTCAATATCTGTCCACACATCAATTAATGCCGTTCTGGAATCAATTAAGTCGTTAGGATAAAAAGATTCTGTAACCATGTGACGGGTTAGATTTACGACCTGTTTTGCGCCAAAATCAACATTACTTACAAAGTCATATTTACCAGAAGATGCAATATCGCCAAGAAAATCAATTGAAGATAAAGAATCAATAAGTCCTACAGAATCAATTTCTGTTGTTGACCCAAGTACTATACCACTTAAGGTTGAATCAAAAAATGTATTTGTTTTTGCACCATTAAAAGGGGTTGCGTCAGTATCTTCTCTGTCTGTAAGAATTGCGAGTTTGGGAACAGCATCAGGAATTGTAACAACAACAGAAGTTTCGCCAGAACTTAGGCGTCCGCCATCATCGCGGAATTTAAGAATATATTCCCCCTCAATAGCGGGAACAAGCGTTTCTGATACGTTTCCCGGTAGTGCGGGTATAATATCAACAGAATTTGTAAAAGTGCCGGTTCCATCCGTTACGTTACTGTGCCTCACTACAATATTTCCGCCGTGTGTAACATCAACATCTGTTGCTTTATCAAAACGCAATCTTACAAATTGATCGTTTACAGGCTCAACAGTTACATTTGAAACATCTTGCGGAAGTGCAGTTTTTCCAACAGCTTCAAAAGTTAAATCGTTTGAAGTTGCTGAAAGTTGGCCGTTTACGTTATAACTGAAAACTTGAAATTCATATGTTCCAAGCTGACTATTCATTATTTGAAAATCAGGTCTTGAAACTCTTTCTGTGAAATAATTACCATTTTCAAAACGATAATTAACTTGATATTCAATGACACCAACTATTGGTTGCCAACTTAAAAATATTTTTGAAACCGCTTGATTGTTGATCGGAACAATTGTTTCAACGGCTGAAAGGTTAGAAGGCGGCGGCTGAAGATCATTTAATTTTGAAACTGTTCTTGTCGGTAAAGATGCCCCATCTTCAATAAATGCGTATTTTTCATTTATGTAAGATAAAGCTGTAATCGTGTAATTCGTTGAATCTGTTTCCTCAACGGTTATTACTCTAAATTTTTGCGCTTCAACTGTTGAATTTTGGATTAAATAAATTGTATTTGCGTTTGGTGTTTGACTAAATGCAGAAGAAACAGTAACAACGCCGTTTGTAATATCTGAAATATCTTTTGTTTCGACAGAACCATCTGGCAAAATTAAAGATAATGTCGGGCTGTTGGTTGTAGGTAAATCTGTGCTTTCTGTATCGTCAACTGTAACAATTGTTGTTGATGTAACGCTTTTTAACCTTCCTGAACGTCTAACACCCGCCCGAACAGGGTCATTGATACTTATGACAGCACCCGGCCTACACATCAAGCCACCTTCCATTGATGTAGTAAATGTCACTAGCTCAGATTCATTTGCTTCAGAAAATGCAATTGCTTTTGCCAATCTTTGCGCTTGACCTCGCGATGTACACGCAAAACCTTTTACTTGTTTGATAACGGTTCCAATCTTTGCTGATAATGTAGTATTTTCAAAAACTTCATAATCTATATCTTGCGAATCCATATTGTAATAACTTACAGATATAACTGAATGTCTTTGCTTTAGACTTGAACCTGAATAATTAAAACCATCACTTGAAATATTGGCAAGTGAGAACAAGAACGAAGAATCTTTCGGGGAATCTTGAGCCAATAATATAGAGCCGGTTGACCAGATCGGCATACAACGCATCACGCCCGCAAGTTCATTTATCAAATCAAACGCGGAACTTGAAGATTGAATATTTACATTGCAAGAAAATCTTGCTTCCTGTCCGCCAAATCCATCATCAACAAGAGTATTTGCAAATTTTGATGCGGTTACAAAAGAAAACAAATCAAGGTTTGAATCTGCAATGTGTGTTCCGAATCCGTACCTCTCAGTTGTCAAAAGGTCAAGCAAGATCATCGAAGGGCATGAACACCAAACCGCTGAACCCATAACGCCATTGAAAATATATCCTGTCGGATAGACAATCCGGCCTGTTGCAGAATCAACAGTTGGCGTTCCTGAACCTGATGCACCCGCGCCCGGAATCCTTACTTTGATACCCCGAATACGGAATTTCCGGCGAGGGATTGAACTGAACTGTTGAGAATCAAGCCTTATTGCGTTATATGCTGAATTCGCATAAGTGCTTGCATCGTCAATTATTTCTGCAAAACTGGCAAATTGAAAAGAATCTATTAAAGAAGTATCTGTTGAATCTGCCGTAACTCTTATAACTCTTATATCAACAGGAAAAGAACCTGTTATTTTTACTGAATAATCTTTTTGATATGCGTCAGCGGTTCGACCTGTAATCGTGTCTGTAATAACATCTGTAAAACCTCCCGAATTGTATTGAACAGCAACTTTTAATTGAACAGTTGAACCAAGAAGATCGCCTTCTGTTGTAGCTTTTTGTATTTGCGGAAAACTGACAGTAACTTTTACGCGATCAACATTTGTGTTTGTGATCTGTCTTGTAACTGGCGTTGAATTTGTAACCGTAACCCCGACAGGCGTGATTGAAGAAGAACTTTCAATTCCATCAACTTTTGTTTGATTTGCAGTTCCAAAACGCGGTGTAAAAGTAACATTTTGAAAATTAAAATCTGAATCAGCGGGATTTGATGAATTTGCAGATGCTTTTAAAACAGGGGTATCATTAAGAAAGACGTCCTTCAAATACGCGTTGACATAAGCGGCTGAAGTACGGTCTGTTATACCTTCTTTTGAAGCGGTTGCAGAACCTTCAATCTCTCCTTCTGATATAAGGTCAAGGAAAGTCGCAAACTGTTTACTGTGAAGCGTGTCAGGGGTTCTTGTCGGCTGTCTTGGGGGCGGCGGCGAACCTCCTCCACCAGAACCACGAATAATTTTTCTTTTATCGGTCATGCTTGAACTTGCTCCGTATCAATTCCGCCAGAAATAACAACTGAACCTGTAAAAATCTCGCCGTAAACAATAGGAACAGGCGTTCCAGCGCGGCTTGTTTGTTGCGTTCCTGAAAAGCTAAACGACAAACGCGGGTCTTGTTCACTTGAAAATTCAGGCATTTTTGGCGTAGGGAACAGCATCCCACTTACGCCGCTAAGAACTAAACTTGCACCAATAAGACCAAGAGCCGCCGAACCATAAGCACCCGCCGCATATAAACCCGTTGCACCTATCAAGCCACCTCCGCCCGCTAATCCCGCACCTGAACCGCCTGCAAAAAGCCCCGCACCCATCGGCGTAAATGATAAACCGATCAAGGCCACTCCAAGAAGCACTTTTCCGAAATTACCCCCCGAACCTGAAATAACAGGTACAAAAGATATATCTGATTTACCAATAGGATTGTGAAGCTCGTCCGCACCAATCTCTTCCTCATTAGTTATGACTTTATAATATCTATTTGCCATATGACTTTCCAGTTGCGGAAAATTATTTATTAAAAAACTTACAGCCTGCGCAACATTAGAAACATTTATATCTTCAAATTCTTTGTGACCGACTTGTTTTGCCAGTTCTCCATATAACTTAATTTTGCGAAGCATAACGTAACCTCATTCCTGTGCATTTTAACAACCAAGGGTTGTAAGGTTCTTTACAAGATAGTCTATCTCTTAAATGATGTATTACATCGCCATCTACAAAAATCGCCACATGATTCAACCCGACAGCGCCGATTGACATAAATAATAAATCGTTATTTTTTAATTTTTCGTCATTTTTTAATTCAACAAATCCTGTATCTTTTGCGCATCTTTCAAACATCGGGTCATTTTGAAATTCTTCAGGTGTTGTTGGCCTTTCCCAATCTCTAAGTTCTATATTCAATTTTTCTTTGTAATATCTGCGAACAAGTGACCAACAATCAGAAACGCCCCAAACCCAAGGCAAACCGATCATTTTTGGTTCATATCCTGACGGGGCGTATTCGCCCCATGTTTCCGTTTTAGGGTTGACAATATACCAAGGCAAATTCGATTGCTCACAGCTTATTTTATCGGCTTCTGAAGCGACAGGCGGTGTTGTCGGGTGTGAATGAACAATGCCGATTATTTCTCCAAGTGCATCGGCTTTTACAAAATCTTCTGGATTCATTATAAAACATTGATGCGAAGTAATTGCTAAATTCTGACAAGGAAAATATTTTTCTTTTCCGCGAATATTTAACAAAAGACCGCAAGATTCTTTCGGGTCTTGTTCTTTGGCATGAAGCAATGCGTCAGCCTTCCAAGTCATCCAGTTATTAATCCAATACTAGGAAATTCTGCGCGTGTGCATTGACGTTTAGGCGCTCGAACTCCCGCCATATCAAAAACAGCCGCAAGTTCAAAAGATACAACAGTTCGATTTTCTGCTGATTTTCTGTCAATAATGTAAATTTCTTGAGGGAATTCTGCGGTGTTGTCTGGGGTTCCATATGGGTTTACATTGCTCGGAAAATTAGCGGCATCAATAAATTTTGCCTGTGTTCTTATTCTTTTAACAGTTGCACCTGTCAAATCGTTTCCTGTAGTTATAGCGTTTACTGTAAGAAGTATTGCCGAAAGTGTTCCAAGAGCATTTGAAAAAGTAAGGGTTGGGCGTGGCAATTGGCCTTTTCCATATTGAAAACCTTCTGCCTGTACAGGAAATCTTGTATATGTGTTACCTTGCCAAATAATTTCGCCGTTATCTTTCAAACTTGTTCCCGCATGAAAACGATAAGTTGTTGTTGCGCCATGTAGTGAATTATCAAGTGTCAAGGTAAAAAGTTCAATTACCGCTGACGGATTAACTTTTTGTAAATCACTTACAATTTTATCTGAACTCACGGCTCGAATACCTGTCTGAATGTAGCGCTGATTGATGCCCTGTTGTTATATGGAATTGATTTTGACCAACTTTCGCAAACAAATAATTTTGCACCTGAAAGAGTAATTGAAACATTTCCGCTATTAGTTGCGCTTGAAGCCGCTGTAACTGTAAATGTGTTTGCATCAACCGCTGTTGCAACTGTAAAAGAACCATCGGTTGCGGAACCTGATGTGTAGTCAATTGTCAAAACATCCCCTATTGCAACGCCATGATTTGAAATTGTAATTGTTACTGTTGTTCCTGATTGTGAATATGTTCCTGTTTTTGTGAATCCTTCGCCCGGCGGTGTAAATGTAAAACTTTCTTGATCGTTTGCACGGCTATCAAGAAACGCTTCGACAACATCTGATTCAGTTTCGCTCAATTCAAAATTTACATTATAAACTTTAGGGTTTTGATTGCTTGCTAATCCAAAAAATATTCTTTGTTCAAATCCATCTGCAAATCTTACTGTACGAACAGCGGGCGCAGATTTTTTTGAAAAGCCCTGATATGTGGGTGTGACGCTTGGAAAGGTTGCCATTTTAAGTTGCTAGTAAACCGCCCGGTCTTTTTTGTTTTATTAATTCTGATTGTATCGCCGAAGCAAGAGCAACGCCAAGTTCTTTTCCGCGATCTTCATTCGCACTTGATTGCATACCTTCGGCCGAAACATTTACATTTATATTATTAACAATGCCACCGCTTCCGCCGATTTTATGATTAGGGATAATAGTACCCGCAGAACGAGGAACAAATATTTCCGGCCCTCGCTCGCCCACAATTGAAGGCTTTCCAACGGGCGGCCTTCCTCCATTTGCAAACCCCAAAAATGAACCAAATTTGGTTCCACCAAACAAACCAGTGAGAGCCATATTAATTCCAAGTCTTAACAAGGACGATGCAAGATCATTGATAATTGATTTGGCCGCTTCTCCAAGCGTTCTTGTTCCTTCAATAGCACCAACCAAGGCATCAGTAATACCTGTTCCAATGTCTTCTCCAATTTGTTTGAAAGCACCATTAATTTTTTTTGCGATTTCCTCTTGTTTTGTCATTTGTTCAACTTTTTTCTTCAATAATTCTTCTTGTTTTATTAAATCTATAATTTGCTGTGCATCTAATTCGCCAAATTTTTCTTTTAACTCATTTATTCTTTGCTCCATATTAAATTCTTCTTCTTTGCCTGCAAGTTTCGCTTCCATCGCAGAAATATTTTTTAAAAGTGCAATAGTTTGATCGTTAAATGCTTTATCAAGGGCAAGTTGCGCTTCCCTTTCTTTTTCTCCTTGAAGAATAATTGATCTTTCTTTAAGTATTTCAAGTTCACGTTCTAACGCTTTTCTTCTTCCCGCATCATTTCGATTTGTTCCTAAATTGGAAAGTTCAAATTCTTTATTAGCAATAGTAAGGCTATTTAAAGCGGCTTCGGTTTGTGGTGCCGTTTCAGTAATTCCTTTTATATTATCGTCAAAGGCTTTTGCGGCATCCGCGGCTTCTTTTGCTGAATTTTTATTATCAATAAATTTTGCCGCTAAAGTTCCTAAAATAACAATTGCCGCACCTACTCCCGTTTTTATGAGAGCTAATTTAAAAGCGGAAAGAGCAATTGTCGCTTTTGTTATACCACCCGCGGCCAAGAATGAAGAAGCCGCAACACCTTTTAAACCAGTTGAAGCCAATGCAGAATTTATCGCGGCTACCTGAAAAGAAGTTGCCAAAGTTGCTAATTGTCCAATAATTATAGGCGTTATAATTGCAACACCTTTTGCGGCAACAGCTATTGCCGTAAATATTAAAGTCACTTGACCCGCACCCGACTTTACAAAATTAGTTATTGCTTCAGTTACTTTTGTTAATGCTCTAATAACTGGTAAAACAGCGGGCGCCAATTGATCGCCAAAAGCCCTTGATAAATTTTCAGCTTCATTTCCTAGATTTTTAAATACTTGTGTCGGGTCATTTTCTAACAATGCCTTCAAAGAATCTGCGCCATCAAGTTCAACTTTTTTTAATGCTCTTATTACAACGTCACTTGTTAATTTTCCTTCAGATGCAAATTTTTTAAGTTCTCCAATCGTTACGCCAAGCTCTGCCGCGATAGGCGCAAGAATTGTTGGAACCTGTTCTGCAATACTTCTAAATTCATCCCCTTGTAAACGTCCAGAACCTAAAGCCTGCGCCAATTGCCTGAAAGCGTTTGAACTTTCCATTGCTGACGCTCCCGCCAGTTTTGCCGCTGTGTTAAATCCAATAAATGTTGTTCTAATATCTTCAACACCAACGCCCAAAGGTTGCAAACGCGCAGTGATATTTGTTATTCCTTCAAGCGCTTCTGTCGCACTCAATCCAAACAATTTTTGTGCTTCTGCCGCTATTTCTTGCGATTTTGCAAAGGTTCCTGATGCTTTAGTTAATAATCCAAGTCTGACGTTTAGTTTCTCAAAATTTGCAGATGTTAATATTGCCTGTCTTGCTAAAGCTGTAACCCCGACACCAAGTATTGCACTTTTAAGGCCACCAAATGCCCTTTCAAGCCCTGATGATTGCTGTTGAACACCTTTTAATGCTCTTGTGGCCTGCGAAGCATCAACTGTAAGTTTTACATTAGCCTGTGCCACAAATCAACAAAACCTTTTCTTATATATTACCTTTTATTTGCTCTTTGACGATTTATTTCTCTTTTTTCTCTTTCATTCTTAACTTCATAATAAGCCGCCCAAAAAATCAGTTCTTCTTCTGTAATCAAAGAACGTAATTCCTGTAAAGTTTTGCCTAGTTCTGTTGCGAGAAAAAATTCAAAATTTATCCAATTATCTCGCGATATTATTTTTTTGCTGTATCAACATTTAATTGAATATCAAACATAAATAATTCAATTTCGTTCAATACACTTTCTGGAAGTTCTCTTTGTAGGTTCGGCGCATCTGCGGGCGCAAATGCTTTTGACCCATCTTCTAATTCTGCGTTTTTACAAAGAAGATAAGTTGATATTGTCAAAGCATCATCTGTATTTGCCGCTGATTGTGCGCGAACTCGATCATCCCTTGTTAAAGGCTTAAAGTATAAATCGACAATTTTTTCCCCGTTTTTATTTTTAAATTCGTATTTTCTTCTGGCTGTCATCTGATCTTTATAAGAATCAGTTAACAGGTCAATAGTTCTTTTTTGCATTGGTTGATTAGTTGACTAATAAACTCAATGTATCAGATAGCGCTAGTAATGGTACCGCTTGTAATGAAACTGATATTTATTACCTGAACTTCGCCAAGTGTTGCGCCATATTCTGCATTTGTGATAATCCCCGCAAAACTAATTTTTTTAGCTGAAGTTGAAGAATCAGGAAACAGTTCAAATAATGCGTCAGCATTATCGCCTGTAGTTAAAACATCATCAATGAATGTTGTATAGCCTGCGCCTGTTTCTGATGGATTATAAAGAAGTTCGGCTGAACCTTCGCCTGCTATTAAACCGCCAATATTTGATTTAAATGTATCGCCTTGTTTTGTTGTTTCCATCGTGTCCTTTGTTATAGACAAAGACCATGATCTTGTTTGTCCAACGTCAGCTTCGGTGCCGCCCGCGTTTTCAAACATAATTTTACCAACATCGCCTTTGATAGCCATAACAAAAAAAGAAACTATTTATAAATATATTAACTCTTAATTGTTTTTTTTACATCTTTTTTTAATTTTTCTTGCTTTTCCATATATCGCCTGCAACGTCCATCCCAATAAGCGGGGTCACGGCGACCTTTTACAGCTTCGATTGCGTCAAGCATTTTTTCTGTAATTTCCATTAAAGTTCCTCGAAAATTTCAAAGGTCATTCGCAATTGTGTTTGGAATTGACCTTCTGGATTTGGATTGTCTACGACCTCCGGCCCAATTGGGGCGTCAAAGATCACACTTGAAACTGTAATTCGATTATATAAATCCCGCAACCTTTTGCCGATTGTGTAGTTATCGCCTGAACCTATTCCCTGCGGTGTAAAGATATTAAAAACGACAATTCCATTTACACGATTCTGTCCGCTTGCATTTCCAAGAGTCAAATAATTACTTTCGCCGAATGTTGTAAGGCATTGGACAAAGGTTGTTACGGCGCTACTATCAAACGACATATTATGAAAAACAACAGGGATTGCGGGGCTACTGGCTAGTTCTGTCGCGACTCTAGCTTCAATCGTTGCTCTTACTGTATTTAAATCAATAGCGGCCATTATTTTCCTATTATTTGTTTGTAAAGGTCTTGAATTTCGTTTGCAAGTTCTTTTGCCAACAGATCAAGATGTTTTGGTTTTATATTATTAGATGGGCTACTTCTAAAAACTCCACCCCAAGACGGCGGCAAACTTGTTCCAAACATAACAGGTTCAGCATATGGAACATTATTGTGAATATGATATTTTTTTCTAAAATTTTCTTTTCCTAATTGATAATTTAAAGTCTTTGGCGGTCTGACTACAGTTCCTTTGCCTGCACTTCCGTATTTGCCTTCCTTTGCGGGTGCGCCGCTTTCTGCGTTTTCTCCTATCTGCCAAGAAACAGCAAGCCTTCCAGAATCTACAGGCGAGCCTTCTTTAACAATACGATCTCCCGTCAATACAGCAACAGATAACAAAGTATTGATTTGTTCTTCTGAATAATCCCCGATTTGGTCAAGTCGTATTTTTCTCATGTTCTTAGATAAAGGGTGTAAGAAATATCGGTTCCGCCTGATGTTTTAGTAAGGACGCGAATAATATTATGTACAATATTTGAAATAAGAACTTTATCTTTTGTCGTAGGTTTTGTCGTAACATCCCCCGCCGATATTGTAATTTTTTTATCTTCCGCCTGAATAAGTTCATTTACTTCACGCATATTTACATCTTCAAAAACAGCTTTGACAGTTGCATCGCTGTTCGATTCTGAAATAACGCCTGTTGTTGTATTGTAAGAACCCGCAGTAATAGTTCTTACTGTTACATCTTGTCCAAAGCCTTGAATTGAAGCAACATTTTTTATTGCTTTCTGAACGGCGCTCGCGAAGTTTGGCATTAGATTCTGTAAGCAATAACAGTTCCACTTGCCAAAGTAATGCTTGTTATAACAGAATCACAAATTTCTGAAGATGATTTCATTTCAATACCACTTATAGTCGAAGAACCATTCTCTGTTAAATTCTCAGCAACAAGTGTTACTTCTGCATTAGAAAGGCAATGAATTTTGCCAAATCGTCCTGTGTGTGTGTTTGTGTCTGTAATGATGATTGCGGCGGGATAGTAAACCATGTTAACTCCTTTTGATTGAAATGTTACCCGGCCCACTTATTCGCAAGCCTGTGAAATAGCGTTCAAATAATGGCGGAACGCGATCAGCGCCAACGGAACCGCTGAATACGGGCTCAACAGCGACACCGCCAACGCCTACTCTTTTATAATCCTCCAATCCTGATAAGCCAAGCCCCGCTTTATTATTATTTAGATAAACAGCCAATATTGCCTGCGCTCTTTTAACCTGATCTGGAATTTCTGTATCTGTAAAATAATCTGTTGAAATGCGAAAAGGAAATCCGACAGCATATGTATTTACATAAGTGTCTGGTTTTCTGACTCCTGTTCGCGGCCATTGTAAAGCCTGTGTATCTGTTGCCCTTGCTCCAAGAAATCTTTCGCGATCAATTCTGATCGTGCTTGTATATAAGGCGCGGTTTTTTTGGTCGTCAGTTGAAGAAGACCACGCTGTAACATCATCGTCTTCTACTAGACCTTCGATGATTGCATTTGCGTCTGTCAACGTCAAATAACTATTTGCTGTTGCGCTTCCCGCTGTTGCGACTATTGTTATCGCCATTTTCGACCTTAGATTTGGGTTTACGTTTTTTTGTTTTAGTAGGAATAGAAGCCACC